GAGTCCCCGAATTAAGCCTGTTAGTTCCTTATACTGAGAGAAGTCTTTTGCTCCCCCACTATTAAGGAATTCTTCTGCGGAGGTTTTATCCTCGGTAAATTTCTTTTTCAGCACGTCAAAGACGGTGTTCATAGTTTACTCTCCTCGTGGTGGATTTCTATCTCCACCCCCTCTAAGTTTTAATATTTCTGTTTGTGTTTTCATTTCGTTTTCTATTTGCATTTTTTGCTCTGCTAACTCAACCTTACTAAGTTCGACTGTTGTATCTAGTTGTAATTCTTTTTTATCTAGTTCAAGTTTATTAGTATCAATAGTTTTAGCATTTTGTATTTGTTGAGCTTTTAACTCTAATTCAGCTTGCCTTATCTGCATATTTGCTACGTCTTTTTGCGCCCCTGTTGCTAACTCACTTTGTACTTGTTGAGTTTTTAGCTGCAATTCAGCCTGTCTTATCTGTATATCAGCTTGGTCTTTTTGCATTTTTCTCTGTTCTTCTTGAGTTTTAAGCTGCATCTCTGCTTGCTTCATTTGCATTACAGGGTCTTGCGCTTGTTGCTGCGCTTGTTGCTGCGCTGCTTCTTGTTGGTTTTGTTGTGTAAGTTGTGTAGCAGCAGTTGCAATCAAACGAGATAGCTGTAATTCTATTTCTTCTGGTAGCTCTTCGTTTGGTGCTGGCAGTGGGACTCCAAGTTTATCTTCAATCTGTTTACGATAACTAAACCCTAGATGTTCTGCTATATGTGCTTGAAGTGCAGACATAATTTGATTGGCTTGTGGGTTTTGTCCAATCATTTGAGCCATTTTAGGATCTTGCATGAAAGATGTATGAGCCGCGATATGTGCGTCGTGATCTTGATATATAAACGCTTTTAGTGGTTTTACGTTAAGCGCATTCATATTTTCGCTAATTGGATCTACTGGTTTTTCATCGTCTTCGATAGGCACAAGTTTATCCGCATTTTTTATACCCAACACGTCTATCATCTGACGATGTAGTTGTGGTAGATCATATATTTGAGGTGCTTGCTGTGCCATCTGTAGTACTGCTTGATACTGTACAACACGTTGCGCCATAGTAGAGCTGTTAGGGTCACTGACGGGGATTACCTCCACCATCATATAATCTGCTGCCTTAGCGTTATCTTCGCCTCTTAGAGGCGTGTAGCTGTACTCTTCAGGTGCATACTCAGCCATGATTTCTTTGAGCATTTTAAACTCTTGTTTCATGGAGTAGTGAACCCGTGCCATTACTGCAGCCATAGGTTTTAACGTGCGTTCTAGTAGCGCTAGAGTAGTGCCAACAGGAGCATTTGCTGACATATCAGATATGTCCATATCGGCAATAGCGCCTAGTCTACGTCCTTCAGTCGTAATTTGATTCAGAAGTTGGAGAAGTGTTTGGCTAGGCTCTTTGTATGGTAGTGGCATAATGTTGTCGCGGATACTACCTGATGGTACGTCCACGTCTTTCCACTCGCCGGGTTCAATAGGTGTATCATCGCCTTTTATACGAAGACCACGAGATTTTAAACCTCCGGGCAAATTAGACAGAGTACCTGCGTCTACTAACTGACGTATCAGGGATGTACCTGCTTTTGCATATCCACCAATAATATGGATAAGACCTAGACCATAGAACCCAAATCCCGGCACATATACGTAATGTACAAAATGTTGGCGTTTAAGCATTAGCTCATCGTCTTCAACCCAATTACGTCTTATAGAGAGAATCTCTCCCGTACCACGCTCTATAGTTAATACGTAAGGTTTAGCTATTTCTTCCTCATCTTCGTCAACACCTTCAATAACTATATCGGCATGTACTTCGTAGAGTGTGTAGCGGTTGTCGTCAGTAAGAGAGAATCCACCTTCTTCGGCTTTGCGCTCTTCAATATCTGAGTGGAATGGTTCTGGTTCGCCTAGCTCAATATCACGATAAAACCCACCTGCTTGTAGCTTACGCATTTCATTCTTAGTTTTACGCATTACATGAGTTACACGTTCTGCTTGCTCAATATTACTTGCACCGTAAGGCACAATTACATCTTCAGCAGGTATATAAATAGCGACTTGCCGTCCTAGAGTAGGATCATAGTATACTTTTTTAAATGCTGACCCTGCAAGGCCAAGACTATATAGCATACGTTCATGCTCTGGACGATATTCGACCATGTTTTCAGTCAATTGGTAGTTCATATCCGCTTTAACGCGTATAGAGGCATCTAGTTTTTCTCTAGTTTCTTCGCCAATTACTTTTACTCTCACAGGGCCAGCGGCGGGAAATGTTTCAGACATAGTTTCAGCTTGAAATCTAATTGCTGCTTCTGCTAATACCGTAGAATATACGCCACATGCGCCTTCCCACGGGTCTGTACGTTCTTCGTATTTAAACCCTAATACATCTAATCCTTTGACAAATGTGTCGGCCCAATCTTTACGCCCATCAATATCAGTAGTTATATTACCAACAAGTTCATCTGAAATTTCTTTTAAGTGGCTTTCGTCTAATACTTCGGCAAGGTTCATGTCAAACTCTGAATCACCATCTATATCTGCATCAGGAATGATTGTGATTTCCATACTACCATCGTCAAGAGTAACGCTTTCTGGATTTACAATTTCAATCTCTAACCCAGAAGTTGGTTCCATTTCGCTCTCTTCGTCAATGCCCTTTGGTGCAGAGTAGAGTCCTTTATCTATTGCCATGTCTTTATTCCTAAAATATGCATATTTTTAATTAGTAACGTATTTACTTGTGTTTGTAAATCAACCATTAATAATATCCTCCACTGCGATGTTTAAAGTATCTTTGCTCTTCTGCTTCGTCAGAAGGAAGTCGAATAAATCCTCCCTGTCTAAATCTCATAAGCGCCATTACCGTGGAGTCTACTAAGTCATCGTTACTCATAAACGGAAACCCTGCTATTTCTTCAACTACTTCTTCTGCCCATCGTGTGGTAGGAACCCAACATAACCCTGATGCTACAATATCTGCAACGGAGTTGAGCCTAGCCAACTTGTCACCTGACCCTCTATGTGGAGTATATTCAGAAACTGGGAGTCCCATACGTCTCATTTCTTGATATAGTGCTACTCCAGAGCTTTTCTTCTCCACAATGAACGCATCTGGCGACCATTCTTTATATTCTTCTAGTGCGAGCTCTTTTAACTCAGGAAACTCTAATCTTTTCTTAATACTATTTAATAATATAATATTATATGCTTCAACTTCTTCGTTTAAGAAAACTCCCCACGTTGTAAGTGCGGTGAAGTCGGCACGATTGTGTGTTTCTGCAGCCGCATCTAAGGACATTATAACATATTCACACGACGGCGCGTTCTCGTTGTCCCATAAACCCCACCATTCTCGTTTTACAATCGACGCTTCTTCCGCAGTCGGCTGTTGTTGGTACTGAGAGTTCCATTGGAACGCCGGCATGGACGCTTTTGTCCGTAGTAACGCTTCTAAATCAAAAAACTCAGGCCAGAGAGGCTTTTCTATAAATTTTTCGTCGTCTTCATCTTTTATTTCTAGTATAGCGGGAAATTCTACTACCTCATACTGATCAGAACGTTCATTCTGCCCCATATCACGAACTAGTCGCCCTGTCAAATCGTCCATATGCCACCGTGTCTGGATTATTGCCACAGATCCACCCGGCATTAGACGTGTACGAGCACCAAAAGTAAACCATTCGTATGCTTTTTCAAATACACTAAAGTTTCCGTTGATAACATCTTGTTCAGAATGAGGATCGTCAACTAATAATAGATCTGCACCACGTCCGGCGAGCGCTGATCCAATACCACACGCGTAATATTCTCCGCCAACACTCGTATTCCACCTACCAGCGGACTTACTGTCTTTTGCTAATGTGGTAGCGGGAAATATGGCCTTATAATCTTCTGTAGCGAGTAAGTTACGAACTTTACGTCCGAAATCTACCGCTAGGTCAGTGGTGTGTGACACCATCATAACTTTTTTCTTGGGGTTGCGCCCTAAAAACCACGCTGGGTAGAATATAGACACGAGTTGCGACTTGCCATGTCGTGGTGGGATGTTAACACATACACGGTCTTTATCTCCTGCTTCAACTGCCATGAGCATATCTGCAAGTATCCGGTGATGTTTTCCCACTATAAACTCAGGCATCATACGTTTACAGAACTCAATTAAGTCCCCATGTGCTGCAATATTTTCTCGACGGTCTGCTAGTTCTCCCACCATCTTGTCAATTTCTATGATCTCATCACCAGAAAACGCGTCTAGATTAGCCAGCATGACCTCAATATCGTCCTCAGTAAAGTCAAGCGCATTAGTCATCAAACTTGTCCTCTTCTTCCGGCTCTTCTTCCGGCTCTTCTTCTGGACCTAACTCTTCATCTAAATCGATCGTCTCACCATCTAGAACAATGGCGGGGTTTATTTCTTCCATACCGACTAACTTTTCGAGCTTGGCGCGTAACTTATCTTTTAACTCGTCCGTTGTCTGGTGAGTTATTGTCACTTCACTCTTCTCTGCGAATAACCCAACGTCACTTATTTTACCTAATAGCTCTAATGCGCGTATCCGCACTCGTGGGTCAGGGTTCTCGGTCTCTTCAATGAGTTTATTTGTAACTAGATGACGAACTTGAACGGCACTCTCGACTATTGAGTGACCAAATTCATTTAAAATACTATGTGTTGTCATGAGGGCTGCGGGGGGTAGAGCCGCTACACGTTTGTTGCTTGCCGATTTTTTTGTTTTCACCGGATCACTCGCATATGATAACGCAAGTTTTGCAGCAATGTCGTCAGTCTCACGTGTTGATGTTACGTCTAACCCATGTTCTTCTAATAAAGCCGCAGTGCTTGCCGCCGCCTTTATGTGCGTTTCTAAAGTCAAAGGTGTTGTGTTCTTGTTCAACGGAACGCTTAGTTCGGGCTCAAGAGATATAGGCATTTATTTTTATCCGCAGGTTTAATTAACCGTTGGAACCGCAGTATACCGATTTCTAATTTTTTTACAAATAATTTTTTTGGGGTGGGCGAAATTTTTTATAGGGGGGCCTTTCTGGTGAGAAGGGAGTGGGTTAGGCCAAACGTAAAAAAACATGAAATTCTCGTGTAAATTAGTAATTATAGTACGGTATAAACC